CCATGTTTCACCCTGCAATGAGCCTGTTGTATTTATGCCACGAACAATACCGCTGGTGGTTACGAATCCTTCAAGATTGTTGGCAATGGTTTCAGTCACGAGGCCGATGGTGTCGCCTGAGTTGGCATCGTTGTTAGCCTGGGCTAAATCCACTTTAGGCCGCTGCCCTTGCGCACCGCTGATGCGCACGCATTGGTAATTAGCCTCCAGCAAGTCTGCGCCCGTCTTGTTTACAGCATGGATGAGCTGCTCCTGCCCAATTTGCAGCGTGACATTGCCACCCTTTAGGCCAATGTCAACTGTGCCATCCTGGTCATTCCAGCGCATGCGGCCAACCGATGCGACGGGCGACGGCGCGAACTTGTCAAAGTCGATGTAATCAGTCACCAACGAATTATTGCGCTCGATGGCCGGCGCTGTGGACAGCATCTCCAAAGCGTCAGCAATGCGCTGCAAAGCCGCCAGAGCCTCGTCAGCCTTTGCGTTTGCCGTGCCTGCCTCTACCTGCACTTCATTCAGGCCATTTGGCCCAATGTCGTTTGCAATCGAAAACAGGCGTTCGAATTGCTTGACCGATTCGTGATCTTTCAGGAATGCGGAAAGCTGGTTGCGCGATAGGTTGAGTTTATTTTCGGCCATTGTCAGAACGCCAATGGCTCAATTTTGGCATCAAGCCGTGAGAATGACAGGTGCGCGTCAGACGTGCCGTTAAACCGCTGTATGCGCCAGTTACGCATATTGCCCTGCCGGAACCATACCAAGCGCTTGCGCCGGTCGCCTATGGTGCCTGCGTTGATCGTCTTGGGGTTGCTCCACGTTTCACCGTCCAGCGAGTATGACGTGTTGATTGTCGGGTTGACGCCAAGCGCCACGCGCCCGGTAAGCGCCACCAACTCAAGCGAGTGAAATATTGCGCCCATCGATTCGTTGTATATGATGGACGTGCCAAACTCCCACCGCACCACGCTGCCCCAATGGTTGCCAATTGTGTCTGTCATGTATCCGATTGACGACGACTGAGGGTCGCCAATCAGCCACTTGTCATAGGCCCACACCAGATTCATGGCCCGGTATTGGCTGTAGCCAGTCAATGCGCTTGTCAGCGTAAACCATACGCTTACCTGGGTTGCCTGCGATGCCGCCAAGTCATAAACCATTGTGCGGTCAGGCAGGTGTACGTAAAGATGCTGGTGCGAGCGGTCATTCCGCGCCTCGATCTTCACGGTTGCAAGCTGTGCTTCTGTGAAGGTTTGAAGCACAAGGTCAATCTCTTGTGTGCTTATCTTTGTGGCCATGGCGTTTGCGCCAAGGTAGATGCCTGGTGCCTCATTGCGCCCACTGCCCAAAAACGCGATTGATTCGGCAAACACGCAACTTCCATGCGTTCCGATTGCACCCTTTTGGATCTGAGCGCCTTCGATGCGCTGAAATGGGAAGAAGTCGCCGCCCACGTTGTCGAACACCTCTATGGTGTATCGGTTGAGCGCATAGACCTCATTGCGCAGCCGGATGATGGCGTTGATTGGGTCTGGGTCTACCTCAGAGCTACCATATTTAAGCGGGTTGACTTGCGTCGGATCGGTCAACTCAGTGACCACCAGGAACTCGCCGTCGGTGGTCAAGAAGTATCCGTCAACCCAGCAGAAATCTACCACCGTGCCAAGGTCAACGTCTGTAACTTGCGTTAGCGTGGTGCCATTCCAGTAAAACAATTTACCGTCAGACGCAACGGCTAAACGGTCGAATGAGTAGTCAAACACCACAAACCCTGAACCGCCTACATCGCCCAGCGTGTTAACGATGCCACTGCTCGAGATGCTTACCAGCTTGGTGCCCATGACCCGGTACAGCGTGCCATTCCAGTTTATACCGCCCCTGTCAATTCCTGGGCCTGTGCCATTGGCCACGATGCCATCTGCTGGCCGCAGGTAGCCGTTGCTGATGCCATTTTGAACCGGCGTAGGCACCAGATTAACCGGGTAAGCGGTGCGGAAGTCCGGCCCGTTGTCGGTGTAAATTCCGGTCAGGATGGGCACTTGCATGGATTACAGCCCTGATTCGCCGGTTTGAATGTTGAGAGATGTTCCTGTGGCTGAAATGTAAGCAATATTGGCATGATTGCTGGCCTTGCGAATGATTACTTCACTTCCAGCGCGCACGGCTAAATCAGCCGTTGTAGCGGTTTGCGCAGCCTCGCCAACGCGCACATAGCACACGTTTGCGCCGGTGTTAACCAGACGCACGGCGCGGTCTTGCGCATTGATAGCCGAGTTAGCAGAGGCTGCGCCTGGTGCGACCACGAGGTTTGCGCCGTAGCGTGGGGAGAATTGATTGGTTGTCATGTCTGATACTCCAGTTTGTTAGCCGATACGCCAGTTTGTGCCATCACAAAATACGGGGACGGTGTTTGCACCGCCACCAGCCACCACCGCTCCGATACCGGCTGTCAGTGTTTGGGTGGCGTTGTTTACGGATGCGCGAGCGCCTGCTCCAGCGGTTGCCGCAGTGGGCAGGCTGGACACAGCGACAGGCGTCACCTTTGTGTACAGCGAAGCCGTCAGGCTATTGGCGGAAGCAGTGCCCAGATTGGCCGCAATGTAGGCCAGCAAAATAGAGATGCTGGCCTTGCGAGCATCTCCATTGCCGGTTGAAAACACGGGCAGCAGGTCGCCGCCGCTTACCGAGTCCATGCTGGACAATTGATTGATTGTGGTCATTTTTGAGCCTCAGTTAAATTCAATGGCGCTGTCTTGCCCAGCCAGTAGCGGGTCAGCAGCAGGTACAAGGTATGGGATGTCAATGGCTTTGCTGCCAGCGCCGGAAGGCATGGAGCCGGGTAACTGTTGCTCAACCGGGAATGATGCACGCGCCATCAGCGTCATTATGGTTTCTTTGGCCGTGTAGCGTGTCTCTGCACTTACGACCTTTCCGTAGCCTGGTGCCAGCTTGATTGCCAAGTTGGTGATGATTGCCTCGTTTGCCGAGTCTGGCACATTGGTTTCTTCGTCCAGCACGCTATTCTCAGGGCTTGACGGGATGGGGTAGCCGATGCGGATGCCTTTGGCATTCCATGATGCCGCCATCGCATCAAGCCTGCGCATTGCGCTTTCATACTGCTCGGACGATAGGTCAAAATCATACGAAGCGATGCCGATCTCTTCGAGCGCCGATTGTATGAATTGCCTTTTGGTGTAGCTCATGATTCGCCCTTAAGTGCAGCCTCTATTTTCTCACCCAATCGCTTGTCGTTGGTGCGCCCGTCGAACTTGACGTTCAATTCGGTTGCTTTTTGCTCCAACTCTGCGCGGGTAGCTGGTGCATTTTCGCTGATCTGCTCAACTGGTGCAACGGGTTGCACTTTGCTTTTTTTCCTTGGCCTTGCGCCATTTTTGCGCCATGACGCCACCTTGCGCACCACGTATGCTTGGCCACCTGCCGATAGCCCGGCGTCTGCCAGCGTTGCAAACCAACCGGATTGCAAAGCCTCGTCAAATTCTGCTTGGTCGTTTGCCGTCTTGCAGCCCCACGAAAACCCGTTGGTCATGGTGTATTGGCCTGGGCATTGGTAGACGTGTGTTGGGAATATCATAAAAGATGGTGAATGAAATAAAGGGGGCCGAAGCCCCCTCTATTGTCGCATCAAGATTACTGATTAAACAGCAACACGCCGCTCATCTCTGGCTGCTTGTTCACCACGCCGAACAATGTATCCAAGCGGTACTTGGTTGTCATTGTGTCAATGTCGTAGAACTTCTGCATCACCAGTTCCAAACCGTTATCGGTTGCAGCACGCATCACAGCCACGCCAGCGTCAGACGGTACGGCATAACGGCCAGGCAGAATCTCGATAGCGTCACGCTGCCAGAATGGGTTGATGCTGGTGGCGTTGTTGTTCAAAAACACAATCGCGGCAGTAGCGGATGTGCTTGCCACGTTAACGTTTTGATAGGCCAGTTCAGCGTCGGTCGGGGCAGAGTTAGCGCCGATGATTGGGGGGCTGATAGTCATCGTGGTGCCAGAGTCAACCGAGATAACGCGGAAGGTCTTCAACTGGCCTGTAGATGCCTTGGTGATGTGGTGCACCGCCTCGATACCGGCAATGGTAAACGCATCGCCAGCCACCATGCCGGCGGTTGCCGATACGGTGACCTGCTGGAAGCGGTTGTCCACGTTCAACTTACCGGCTACCGAGTTGGTAGTGGCAGCAGGCACAAAGCGCACTTGCGCACCGTTGGTTGCAATGGTGGCAGATCCAGCCTTTGCAGTGATACGGTTTGCGTAGTCCAGTTTATAGGTCTCAAAACCTGCAACCATGCCAACATACGAGCGCTCGTAGGCTTTGTCAGACTTGGAGTTACCAAACGAACGGGTCGAGGCGGCCAGGTTACCGGCCAGGCCGTTGTAGTCGCGGCTAGAC